GTTATGGGACGTACGATTAGTTTCAGAGGGTATGCGGCCTCGTTTATGGCCGACGCCACCAAGTTCGTAAAACTTGTAAACGCCTAAACCGAAAGGCGGGTGGCCGCTATGACGGTCTACAGCATTACGCACAACCAACGCGTAGACGATTACGTAGTAGTTCAACTACTAACCGAACCCGCGTTAGAAGTGGGCGAATACGTAACCGTTTCGGGATTAAGTCACGGTATGAACGGTACTTATATGATTACCGCGCTACCGGCGTACTTGTTTATCGGAGTTAATAACGAAGGCGACTTGTTATATAACTCGGGCGTACCTATTCCTAACCAAGTGTTGTTTTACGACGCAGGTAGCGACGTAACACGCGCGGCCGTACAGCCCTACGGAACGTTATACGACGACCCTACCTGTACTTGGATAGACGGTAACGACGTCGAAGACTGGTTAGGTATTGGCGTAGCAACGGCCGCAGACGAAGCGTTTATAGAACAATGCGCGACAGCCGCTAACCAATTTTGTTTTAGGCGACGCGAAGAAGCGGGGTATTTAGATAGCCCAACCGTCGCGCCTAACGAAGCCGTAAAGCTTGGAACAACACAATACGCAGGCGCGTTATACCGTTCCCGTGGAAGTATTGGCGACAGTTTCGCGTCATTCGACCAAATGGGTACAGCGTCCTATACGGGTCTATCCGCCATTGTTAAACAACTATTGGGCATTGACCGCCCCGCTTGCGCATAATGCCCGTCGCGTACACAGACTTATTTAACGAAGTCTTAGACGACTTAGCCGCCAAAATAGCGGCCATTAGTGGCGTTAAAGTCGTAACCGACCCGCGTAATCTTGCGCCCCCGTGTGTATTTATTGACGCGCCCACGTTTGAGGCGTTTAACGGAAACATAGTAAAAATGCGTTACCCCATTCGAGTAATCACTCTCGGCCCTGCGAACCTTGACGCGCAACGCTCGCTAATGAACCTTGCGGCAAAACTATTAAACGCAAATATCGGGGTACTTGAAGGTCGCCCAACCGTGGCAATTATTGGCGGTACAGAACTACCCGCGTACGACCTACAATTATCTATACAAGCCCAGACCGCATAGGAGAAGTTGTGTTAGTTATTCTTTCGGAACGCGTAGGCGTTGTTGGGGCAAAATTCGACGAAGAAGCCGCGCGCGCTAAGGGTTACGACATTGAAGCCCTACTACTAGGCGGGTTCATTGGTGAGAGTTCCCCCACAACAACCCGCAAGACTAGTAAAGTCTCCAAGAAGGACAACCCAGAAAAGGACTAAACCATATGGCTACTTCCACCATTCTTAGCAACCCAGTAGTAACCGTAAATAGCGTGGACTTGTCCGACCAATGTACGTCGGCCACATTTACCGAACGCTACGCAGAACTTACCGCGACAGCTTTTGGCGATACCGCTAACAAGTACGTAAAAGGCTTAGGCGACCACGAAGTAACCCTTACCCTTTATATGTCCTATGCCGCTAGCGAAACATACGCGACACTAAAAAGCCTTGTAGGTACAACTACTACCGTCGTCGTAAAGCCCGCAGTAGGCGCAGATAGCGCAACTAATCCCGGCTTTACCCTTACTGGGGCGTTCTTGGCCGAACTTCCGCATACGTTCGCGCTCGGCGAATTAAGTACCGTGGACGTGACTTTCCACGGCGGCGTATACAGCGAAGACGTCACCGCATAAACAATTAGGCACGAAAGGCCCGACCAATGAACCTAACAATACGCGTAACCCGCAATGGTGAAACATACGACGTAACTACTAACCTTTTCGTAACCGTTTTATGGGAACGTAAATACAAGGCTCGCGCGTCCGACTTAGCGACAGGCGTTTCTATGGAAGCCCTAGCGTTTATGGCGTACGAAGCTTCCAAAATGAATGGCGTTACCGTTCCCGTCGCGTTCGACGACTTCATTAAGTCCGTTTCCGAACTAGAAGTGGTGGACAATGAACCCGCAAACCCTACCCCCGCGGCAGTTACCGCCGCCAACTAGCAGAACTTCTAATAGCGGTCGGTTTTTGGCCGTCTATGGTGCCGTTCGATACACGCGACCTAGTAACAGTAATAGACGCCCTAGAGAAACAAAACCGCGATAATGCCCGTCGTAGGTGAATTCGAAGTTTTTGGTATTCAAGAAGCGTTAAAAGAAATAAACGACTTCGACCGCGTTTATCGACGCCAAATAACGACCGACCTACAACAAGGCGCAGGGGCGGCCGTTGTACGCGAAGCCCGCCAATTTGTGCCGACTGATTACCCGCTATCTGGTATGGCGCGCGGGTCAATGATTAAAGGCCGAAACGACACTAACTTCGACTTACGACGCGTAGACGCAGGCATTAAAACACTTGTAGCAAAACGCGCAAGTAAAGAACGTACCGTAACGTTTACCCGTCCGTTGTACCTTGACGGCCGCACAATTAAAGGCGCATACACCCAGACCGTAGACTTTAAGGCTCGACCGTTTGCGCTTTTGACCGCACAACAAAAAGACGCGGGCGGAGCAATTTACGACCACGCGGGCGTGAACGAACGTAGCCAATTCGTACAGAACCTAATCGCTTATGGCGACCAACCAAGCCCCGAAGCACCCCGCGTTTTGGCGCGTGGCGTAGGTGAAGCTATGCCAACGGTTGAAGACGAAGTATCCAAGGTTCTAGACCGTGTTAGTGAAAAACTAAATAAGAACCTACGTCTAGAAAAGTCGCGCTAACTATGGCTATTAATATTCCGATTATCTCGAGCCTAGATACGAAGGGTTTCGACAAGGCTAAAAAAGAATTTGCCCAACTAGACGGGGTTGGGGCTAAAAGCGCGTACGCATTAAAAAAGGCCGCGCTACCGGCAACGGCCGCTATTGGCGCGCTAGGCGTAGCCGCTTTCGACGCCGCTAAAGGGGCTATGGAAGACGCGGCCGCGCAAGAACAATTAGCGCAAACTATCGGCAAAAACACTAAAGCAACCAAATCACAAATAGCCGCTAATGAAGACTGGATAAGCACCCAAGGCAAACTATTAGGCGTAGCCGACGACGAACTACGCCCCGTACTTGCCAAATTAGTAACCCAGACAAAATCAGTTACTAAAGCGCAAGAACTAGCAAGCCTAGCTATGGACGTAGCGGCCGCTACTGGAAAGCCACTAGCGACAGTTAGCGACGCTATGGCTAAGGCCGCAGGCGGTCAAACTAAAGCACTAGCAAAACTATCCCCAGAACTACGCGACTTAATTAAAGACGGAATGTCCGCAGAAGACGCCATTAAAAAACTCGGCGACACATTCGGCGGAGCCGCCACAACAAAAGCAAATACCGCACAAGGACAGTTTCAACGGTTAAGCCTTTCGCTTTCGGAAACTAAAGAAACGATAGGGGCGGCGTTGTTGCCAATTATCGAAAAGGTACTTCCGTACCTACAGAAAATGGGCGAATGGGCAAGCGAGAACACAAACACATTTTTAATTATTGCGGGTGCTATCGGTGGCATTGCGGCCGCGGTGCTTTTAGTTAATGGTGCTATGACGGCGTGGACGGCAATTACAAAAGCGTTTACCGCTATACAAACGGCCTTTAACGCGGTTATGGCAATGAACCCAATAACCCTTATTGTTATCGGTATTGCGGCTTTAGTTGCGGGTCTTGTAATCGCCTACAAAAAGTTCGAAGGTTTCCGCAACATAGTAGACAGCGTTTTTAAATTTATTAAGACCGCAGTTAGTGGCGGCTTCGACTTTTTTAAAGGATATTTAGACTTCGTACTCGGTATCTATAAAGGCATTTTTAACGGCGTCGCGAAAATTTGGAACAACACGGTAGGCAAGCTTTCGTTTAAAGTTCCGTCGTGGGTGCCGGGTTTAGGCGGTAAAGGTTTCGACGTACCAAATATTCCAATGCTTGCAGAAGGCGGAATAGTCACTAGCCCAACGCTCGCAATGATAGGCGAACGCGGCCCAGAAGCAGTCGTACCGCTAGACCGATACCGCGGTAATGGCGGAGACATTTACGTAACCGTCCAAGGCGGCGACCCTAACGCAGTTGTAGACGCGCTTCGTCGTTACCAACGACAGAACGGGGCTATACCTATTCGGGTGGCGTCGTAATGCCATTCAATTACAGCGCGGAATACTCGACGGACGGTACAACGTGGACGGCTTTAACGAATGTACAGACGCTTAACGGGTTTTGTGGCCGCCAAAAGTTAGTAGACACTTTTGAACCGTCGCGTATGACTATCGGCCTTCGCTATCCAAATGGTTACGCGTCGCCTATTACTGCGTTAGTGACTGGTACACAAATACGCGTAAAACGTGTCGGGGCTACTTATACGTTGTGGTTCGGTCGTATTCGTAACGTCGTCGTATCGTACGGTATCCCGTACCAAGGCGGGGTAGGTAACGCGGACTTACTTACGTTGGAATGTGAAGGCGCGCTAGCCGAATTCGGACGGCTTCAAGGTAACGACCAAGTAATAGACCAAGACTTAGTTACGTACCAGTTGTCCGATATCTCGACCTATACGGGCATTGTGTTCGGTACGACGTTTAGCGTTTCTAATTCGCCAACGCTTGCAACGTCTACGGTTAGCGGGTCTTACGCAGAATGGTTTAATACTTTAGCTAACTCGGTAGGCGCGACGATTAAAGACGGTTCGGGGCAAGTAGGCGTTTATACAAAAGACTTTATAGGCACGTTGCCCGTCGAGTTTTCCGACACTTTAAACAACGCAACGCACCAAGTTTACGACGGTATACAGTTCGACGCGCAAGCGGCCGACTACTACACACAAGTAGAAGTAAACACAAACAGCGTAGGGACAGTCACGGCCGAAGTTGGTAGCGCGCCATACCGCACACTTCGCATTAACACGTTTAACGTTTCAACACTTCAAGCGCAAGACGTCGCGGACTATTGGCTAGGTATCTACAACCCGCCAACGTTCGGTATTAACGAAATTACGTGCCTAGCAGAAGCACAAAACGTAATGGACTTAGAACTCGGTTACGGTTGGTGGGACTTGCCCGGCTACAACACAAACGTAAGCTTTCGCGGTACGACGTACTATATGACCATTCTCGGAGTGTCACTAGACGCCACCCCAGATAGCGCGCGCTACACGTACTACGTAGCCGACACGTCGCTATACCCGTACGAAGTGTTAGACGACCCTATTTACGGGCAGTTCGATAACCGTAAATTGTCTTGGTAAAGGATTAAGGTACAACTATGGCAACCCCAACGAACCTGCCCCCGTCGTTTAGCGTCGGTCAATTTAATACGGCCGCTTTAATGAACGGTCTACGCGGGGCTTTTCGTATTCTTCAAGTTGTAGAAGGTACTACTACTGCCGTCGTCGGTAATAGCACTACTGGTTTTGCCGATACAAACTTAACGGCAAGCATTACCCCGCAGTCCACTTCTAGCAAGGTTTTAGTTATTTATTCGCAGAACTGTTACTCGACGGGCGGAACTACAGGAATGGCGTTACGTCTTTTACGCGGCGCAACAACGCTAGATACTATTTACGACTTGGTTTACGGAACAAATAGCGGTTTATTAGCCCACGAAACGTTTACCTATTTGGATAGCCCCGCTAGTTCTTCGTCCGTTACTTATAAAACGCAATTTAACCGTAATAGCGGTGGTGGCATTGTTTACGTACAACCGAACTCTAACCGTTCTTCTATGTTGTTATTTGAGGTTTCCGCGTGATTACTCCACCAATGGTTCAACTACTTTTAGACGCAGGCTTTAACGAAGGTTGGGCCGTTGCGGAAGACGTTTTAGTAATTTGGGAACACGACACAGACCCACCACCACCACTAAAAAGGCCGACCAATGAAACGCCTAATAGCAATTCTTAGCCTTACCGCGCTACTAACCGCTTGCGCAGACCGCGTACGCGAAAACTGCGACACAACACAAGCCACAGGACTATTTGAAAGGCGCTGTCAATGAAACCCGAAAACCGTTTAAGTAACGAACAAATAAAAGCGCGTCTAGTGTTCGTCGTAGCTATAGGTCTTACGTGTTCTTTCCTATTCTCCGTGGCCGCAATGTTGTACGGTCTACTGTTCGTTGTTCAACCGACGGAACAGTCCCCCAACGACGCCGAAGCTTGGGCGGTGCTTTCCCCAATGCTTATGACACTTAGCGGCGGTTTAATTGGTCTTCTCGCCGGCAACGGCCTAAAAGATAAACCAAAAGACCCACCAACCCCACCCGCGCCATAATGAAACGCCCCTACACAGGAACAAAAGACGGAGCGTCCACAGGGAAACGCGTCGGTACGGAATGGTTTATAAAAGCTTTAAAAGCCCGTTGGGGTTTCACAAACTTAGGTACGTGGGTAGTACGCGATATGCGCGGTAAAAAAGGCGTACTATCCGTCCACGCAACCGCTAGGGCAATAGACGCGGGTTATATGAACAACCCCAAGGCGCGCGCTAAAGCCGTTGAAGTAGCAGAATGGTTAGTCGCTAATGCGGCCGCGTTAGGCATTGAAGAAGTCCACGATTACTCCTACGGAAAGTTCGGTCGCGGTTACCGTTGCGACCGCGACGCGTGGAAGGTTTACAAAAACGTCGAACAGTCCGCGGGCAGTATCGGCGGTAAATGGCTACACATTGAACTAAACCCAAAAATGGCGGACGACGCCAACGCCCTAAAGGCCGTCTGGCAGTCTTTACCCAAGCCCGATAAGGACTAAAAAGCATTGCCCCCACAACGGGGCGAGCGTTCGCTAGGGTTCTAAAACCCGACGAAAGGCTTCTATATGCGCCGAATACTTGTAACCGCCATACTCGCCCTATCCATTGTGGCGGCTCCAAGCCCCGCGCAAGCTTCGGGGTCTTGTCCCCAGTACGAAGCGGTTATGGCTAAATACCTTCCCCGTAAAACCATTAAGACGTTTAGCCGTATCGCGTGGCGCGAGAGCCGTTGTAACCCCAAAAGCGTTAGCGCGGTTCGACGGTCTACGGGATACCCAGACGTAGGGCTACTTCAAATTCAGGGTAGTTGGCGTACGGTCACCATTGCTATTTGTAAGCCCCGTGGAAGCCACATAAAGGCTTTAACGGGCTTGGACTGCCAACTACGCGTAGCGCGCTATCTGTACGACAATGGCGGCCTTGGGCATTGGCGCGCAACGTCTGGAAAAAAATAAAAAAGTTTGTCTAGATACTTGCGGTATGTGGTTATTTGTGGTTACTATGTGTGTATGGAAAACAACCCGACAACAATTAAACCCGTAAAATTCATTACAGGCGATTACTGCTATCGCGGAATTTTTATTAGCCACCCACGTCACGAAGGTAAATGGTCGGTAGACCGTCGCGGTAACAACGGTCACATTATTTACACGCGTTTCAAGACACTTAAAGCCGCTTGCGCTTATATCGACAATAACTACGACCTATTCCAAAATGACGTACAGACAATGAACGCAACGCCACAAAACAAGACGTACGTTATTTACTGCTACGAAGCTAAGGCCGCCACATACGACGAAAACGACGGCTTCGGTGACTACAAAAACTACGGTACGCGTCGCGTATGTGAAGTAGGCGCAACAAGCGAAGAACACGCATTACAAGTAGCGGGGCTTCGCGACACATACGACCGCATTTTCTGGGCAAGCGAGGCTAAGTAATGAACGCATTAAAAGTAAT